CCTTGCCGAAAAGGCAGGAGTCTCTTCGATTATTGTTCGTAAAATGTTGAGCGAACATTACGGAGATAGAATTTCCTTCATCCGTGGGAGGAAGGGCGGGATTGCACTGACACCCGCATCCAGCGACAGTTGACTTTGGTGAAGTCAATTCTCTCAACCGAATGGAGCAGTCGTCTGGCTGCTCCATTCTTTTTTTATAAATAGCTTTTAAAATAGGAATTGCTTTAGTAAAATTTTTATTAAGCGCAATCGGATCAAGTTCACGTTGCAATCCGCTGTTTATACCTCTCTTGAGTCTTGATGGAATAAGCCTATCTGCTCCTGATCTCATAGGATCTGTAGGGTTAAAGGTGCCTAAAGCTAAGTTAGCCTCATCAAAAAATGAATCTTCAAGTTTTACTCCTGCACTACCAAAAGGCACTCTTTTATTTGTAGGTTTAAGAGTGCTTACGTGGATATGATGAAAAATCAAACTTTCTAACCCATCTAAGATAGCTATATCTTTACCTACAGCTTCTAACAAAACTTCTATTGGTGAATCTATACTAGATAGTCTATTTAAAGTAGCTTGCGCTTCGTCCAGTTTTCCTCCTGCTTGATTTACTACGTCTTCGACACCTCTTCTACCCATAACTTTTTGTAGTCTTTTTAATTGTTCTACATTCTCTCTAAGTCTTAAAACTTCTTCACCTGCATCATCATAAATACTAAGAGTTTTAGCTGAGTCTGAATCAAATAAAGCCTTTACAAGTTTATGACCATCCAGTAACTCTCCTCTTTTATCAAGTTGAGTTAAAAAAGCACCATTTATTCTAGCTTTTGCTGTTTCATTAAGTTTTTCAAGATCATTTTTTATGTCTCTGTTTAATTTTATTATTTTTGTATCAAACAAACCTTCTTTTGCTTGTTCTGCTGCTCTTTTGTAATTCACTAAGTTCATCACTTGTTCTTTGGTCAGTATTTTTGTTGCTGAAAGTTCTTGCAACATAGCATCATCTACTTCATCAAGAAATTTTAAATCTCCATTTGCTACTTTTTTCATAATAGAGCTAGTGAACAAATTTATTCCTAATTCTCTAAATTCTTCAGCCGTAAGCTTCTGTTCTGGAAACTCTTTTGTTGCTCTAAGAGTAATATCTGGACCTCTTCCTGAAAATATTTTGTTAAACATAGCAATACCTGATGGATGTCCTAGCGTACCAGAATCAGGAATATCGTCTATCGCCTTAGAAAGGACAAAATGTACCCACCTGTCTTCTACACTTCTAGGATCGTTCATCATTTCGCTTGCAGTTCTGTTCTTACGAACAAATTCTCGTCCTAAAACTGTATTCCAAACAGATCCTACGTTTTTTTCATAAAATTTATTTGCTTTTATTAGCCTTGATAAAACGTGTTTTATTTTTTCTTCGTTAAGACTTACTTTATTTCCTTGAGAATCAATTACTTTTAAACCTGAAATTGTTAAATTTAAATTTTCTTTATTATCAGGATCAAATATATCCTTAAATATCTGGTCAACATTTTTCGCGTTTGTTATATTAGCGTGTTTCGCTCCTCCTACAGCATCTACATTTGTTTGAACTTTATCCCACACACTCATTCTTATCTTATGAACATCACCAATTTTTAAAACAGCAGGAAGTTCTTCTCTAAGTAGCTGCGAAGTTTGAGAATTAGTTCCACGAATATTAGAAAGAGTATCAATAACACCTGTTATATCTCCTCCTGTAATATCATCTATCATTTTATCAAAGATATTATCTATTCCAGTAATTTTTTCAGCACCTTCTTTGAAAGTTATTTGACCATTATCTACAGTTTTTAACATCGCTTGTAGACTCGTAACGTACATTAGTAAACCTTCTGGATCTTCATCGAAACCTCTAGCATTTAAATAATTTTTTCTTGCACTTGTAATAACGCCTTGTTTTGTTACATTTGATATGTTAGCTATACCTGCTAAACTAGCTATAAACCTGTTTTCTGTGAATGCGCTATCCTCTATCTTAGAAAGAAAAGAATCTACAGGTACAAACATATTCATATCAGCGTTATCTGGATAAGCCCTACTTGCAGTTTGCTTCATTCTTTCGCTCATAGCTCTAAAAGCCAAAAGAGAATCGGTTTTAAATCTTAGATAGTTTTCAGCAACCATAGCACCTTTAGCTTCTGTTGTAAGCGGTCCTTTGTGCGTTAAAAAACTAGGATGAGATATGTACTTTTCTACTCTGAAACCGCCTTCAGTGTGTGGAAGATTTACAAGATAATTTATAATGTATCTATCGTACATACCTGCAAACCGTCCCGTTTCTTCCATGAGTGCTGCTTTAACATTTTCAAAGTCTTTTAAATCTTTCCTAGTTTGAACAAGTACACCATTGGCATGGCCTATCAATCTGTCCATAACTCCACTAGGATCTCTTTTATATAGTTCTCTTCGTTTGTCCAAGTCTTTACTAATTAAATTTATTTGCTCGTACATAAGAGATTCAAAACGATCTAATTCACTTAACGCACTTTTTTTGTTAAAGAACCAATTGTTTGCACTTGTTTTAGTTCCAAAAGCGTCTGAAGACTCAAATCTAGCTAAATATGTATTTCTCAAACTTTTCAAGTTAGATAAAGCAAAGAGTTGATCTAAAAGAACCATATCTTGCGACCATTTTTCTGCACCATTACGACCAACAACTCTTTCAAGACTCTCGTAAAATTCTTGTGCGCCTTGCTCCATTTGAAGTCTTTCTTTTTCAGGCATTGAATTAATAGCTTTTACCATAGCTGCAACACTTTTAGCGTCCATAGTGGCTGAAGCTAACACGGCATCAATAGCTGCCGTACCTCCTTTTCTATCTTTAGTAATTGCACCAAGTATTCGTGATACAGGAGCAGTAGTAGTCAACAATCTTAATATTTTTCCAGCTTTTGTTTGTTGGATTTCTGCTAAACCTTGTCTATATACTGGTTTAATTTCTCCAACACCTAATTCATCAACTCCTAGTCCTCTCTGTTTTTGTCTTGAAAGCACAGCCCACGTCCCTTGCGCCATAGCAGACATAAGACTTACATAACCTTTTGGTGGAATTACAGAAGCTAAGTGTCCAGTAAGAGGCATTGTTGCAAGAGGTAGTCTATAAAGCGCTCTTCCTGCTATTTTACCCCCTATAAGATATCCACCCATAGCAGCAAGATAAGGTATATTTTTATATTCTTGTTGGTATGCTACTCCACCATAATTACTTATAGCCCAACTCGCATAAGCAGATCCAGCTAAACCTGCAGCAAGACTTCTTTGTGTCATATCAATGTATCGCCAATAATCAAATTCTTTTCTAGGATCAAATAAAAATTTAAAAGACCCTATTGGCTTATCTCCAGATCCTGTAACAACATGTGTACTAGGTTTCGGCATAGCATAGTTTAATTCTTTTTTACTTAGATTTTTTGTAGACTCATTAATCCATTTTGTAACTTCTGCTGAGTACCCTTTTCCTCCGTACCTTGTTAATCTAAGACTATCAAAACCTCTTCCAAAAGCTTGACCTACTTTAGCAAAAGTATAGAACGGAATTAAACTTAAAGGTGTTGCAAATTGAGGAGCATAAAAAGAAGCTCTTTCAAGAAAAGACATATCAAGTTCGTTCATGGTTATACCACCACCAATATGATTTGCCCATTCTTTAAAAAGTTTTGTTACTCCTTGATTGTCAAAAACATGCTTTACGTAGTCTGCACGATCTACAAGTCTTTTTCGCCCATTAAGGTTAATTTCATACATCTTTCCCATCTTGGCAAGTTCTTTTGTTGATTTTAATCCTGCTACCTCTGCAATACTATTCGTATAAAAAGAATCGTTGTGTGCCTCCGCATTCTCTCTCAAAGTTTTGTGTATTAGCATTTGCCCTTCAACATTCATGTCTTGCATTATTAGTAGACCATGAAAACCAAGTCTCAACAGATCTGGAGTATCTGTGCCTATTAACTTTTTCACACCTAATAAAGCTGCGTCTGACATTCCATCAATAACTTCTGGAAATTGAGATACAAGTGAATATAGATTTTTTTCTTCACCTTTAGTAAGACTTACAAATTCAGGAATTTTTCTTATACTTTTATAAATTTCATCTACACTTCCCCATGAGAACGTTATTGGTTTCACTCCTTCCTTTTTAAGTTCTTCTTCTCGTTTTTTTTGTGTTTTTATTCTTTGGTCTTGAAGCGCACCAGTTGTTAAGAGTCTTTGATAAGTATCCATCCTTCTAGGAAGATCTTTTGGTTTAGGGTAAAGGTTGTATTTTGCTGCTTTATTTAGATTATC